ATGTATCAACAGGTGTGTATTCGTTGTTTAGAAACGAGTGGGAGATAACACCAACTTACCAAGAGGTCACAATCGATGAAGCACAAGTTTCTAGAAAAGCCGATTGTCTAATGGATCTAATAAACAAAGTAGAAAATGAATACAATAGAGGAGATTACCCAGAAGCCTACGAAGAGGCTATAAGAATAAGAGACAAGATAGGTAGCTTTCGCAAGTGCGGACTGGAACATGGAGGTGAGTTTTCTCCAGAAAACCTTGCATTTAAAGTCTTGAGAAGAAATGGCTATCTGGGTAAACTCACACAGATAAGGCGCGATTCTTACGACCACATGATGTCGTTGAATGGTGATTGTAAACCAGCAGCAGATATCACAGTGAAAATCGGATGATTAAGCAACACGACGACCCACACTATATTGTCAAACTTGAAAAGGCCATCGCAGAGAAGTACGGCGAAGAAGCAATCCAGAATCCAAAGAAACATTGGAACGAGGAAAAAGAGAAAGAATACATAGAACAATCAAAGGAGTTCTATAAAAAGATCCAATCCCTAGAGGAGAAATCCGAGAAAGTAGAAGTAGATGGAATTTTCATTCCGAAGAAACTACTTAGTAAGAAGAACAATAGAACATGTCCGACTTGTAGTTCATATTCGTTTAAGTTAGTGGATGATGTTTATATGAATAAATATGAGTGCTGTTTCGATTGTTATATTCAATATGTAGAAGGGCGCGAACAGCGCTGGCAATCTGGCTGGAGACCACAAGGAGAATAAAATGGCGACAACGTTAGAGATTATTAAAGGAATATCCCAAGCTTTGGCTTATGCTTATGATGGCGGGCACGACGAGCGCTACACAGACGACGGGGAAGCTCATAGTTTTGGTTTGAAAAGAGAAGAGGGTGACCCGCTCCTTGATAAGAGAATAGCAGATGGGTTTGGAGTCAAGCTCAGTGGCGATAAACTCTGCATTCATTATCATTCCGAAGTTCAGCTTAAAGATGTGCATAGTAGAGATTTCGAATCAGACTTAGAAAAAATGATCAACGATATTGCCAAATTTATTAAGAAGGAATATAAAAAGGTTACTGGAGATTCCCTTACTTTAACTGCCCAAGAGGAATTGGAAGCTATTGTTCAAAACACTTCCAGAATTCGTTCCTGGGTTCAGGCCCACCGGTGGTATAAGATCGGTGGCATCAAGGATGTAACGGCCGCGGGTGAGGCCTCCAAAGATCGCTTGGATAAGTCCATGAGAGATTGGTTGTCTCTTGGTAAGAATGACGCCGCCAGATAATTTCGGAAAATGAATGAGTCATCAACTATCCAAAAAGGAATTAGTCAGAGAGATTGTTAGATCTGGTAAAGATCCAAAATACTTTATCAACAATTACGCAAAGATCTCCCACCCTATTCACGGCCTAATTCCTTTTAAAACATATGAATTTCAAGATAGTTCTTTAGAAGATTTTAACGATTATCGTTTTAATGTTATACTTAAAGCTCGCCAAATGGGTATATCTACCATCATCGGTGCATATATCTCCTGGCTAATGTTGTTTCATCGAGACAAGAATATTCTTGTGATGGCGACGAAGTATCAGACAGCTTCTAACTTAGTCAAGAAAGTGAAAGCAATTATTAAACATTTACCAGAGTGGATTCAGATAGCTAGTATAACAGTAGATAATAGGAACTCGTTTGAGTTGACAAACGGTTCACAGATCAAGGCGACTTCGACTTCTGGGGATGCCGGTCGTTCAGAAGCACTGTCTCTTCTTGTAATTGATGAGGCCGCCCACGTTGATGGGTTAGAAGATTTATGGACCGGTCTATATCCTACGATTTCAACTGGTGGTCGTTGTATTGTTGCCTCCACTCCAAATGGTGTCGGTAATTGGTTTCACCAAACTTATATCGATGCCGAAGTGCAGGCAAATGATTTTCATTCCATAAAGCTAATGTGGGATTTACACCCTGATCGCGATCAAGAATGGTTTGAGAAAGAAACGAAGAACTTATCCAGAAGACAGATTGCACAGGAATTTGAGTGTAATTTTAATATGTCTGGTGAAACGGTAATCCACCCAGATGATATTACCAAGATCGAAGATATGATCAAGGAACCAGAATACAGAACCGGTTACGATCGAGGCCTTTGGATTTGGGAAGATTATGACCCTTCCTGCACTTATCTTATGTCTGCTGATGTTGCCCGCGGCGACGGAAAGGATTATTCCACCTTTCACCTCATCAATCTTACCACAATGACGATTGTTGCGGAGTATCAAGGTAAGATGTCACCTGATCATTTTGCACCATTTTTAGTTAGCAACGGCAAGCAGTACGGTGAGTGTATGATGGTTGTTGAGAATAATAATATCGGCTACACAGTTTTAGAAAAAGTAAAGGATTTGGGGTATAAAAACGTTTACCACTCGGTCAAATCTACACACGAATATGTGGAGCAATATCTTGCTGAGAACAGGTCGAATTGTGTTCCAGGTTTTACGACTTCTGGAAAAACCCGACCAATGATTTTGGCCAAATTGGAAGAATTCATAAGGAACGATATAATTAAGATACGTTCTTCTCGGCTTCTTAATGAATTGAAGACTTTTGTTTGGAACAACAACAAGCCAGAAGCAATGCGTGGATATAATGACGACTTGGTAATGGCTCTTGCGATTGCTTGCTGGGTGAGAGATACTGCTTTGACGGTTAACCAGAGGGATGTGGAATATGCAAGAGCGCTTATGGACTCTATTGTTATAGGGGGCTCAACGCTTAATACCGCAATCCCCGGTATGAAAGGGTATAAATCGTCAAAATTGGAAAACAAGAGGAAAGATTACGAAAAATATGACTGGTTATATAAAGGTTAAACAACATGCCACCTAGAAAAAATATAAAAAACCCAAAAAACCCAAGATCTAATTTATATAAGACTTTAACAAGGCTGTTTTCTGGTCCAATTATTGATTATCGCTCGCAAACGATCCGGAAATATCGCCGCGCTCAGCTTGATAAGTTTGCAAAGACTTTTAAATCGCTAAGTGGCCAGCAATTCAAGAAGTCCTCCTACAATCCTTTTCATAACATTCAATCAAATGTAATTTCTGCTCAAAATCGTGTTGAACGATATGCCGATTTTGATCAGATGGAATATACTCCAGAGATCGCTTCAGCATTGGATATTTATGCAGACGAGATGACAACATCATCTGATTTGCAGCCTTTGCTTAAGATTGATTGCCCCAACGAGGAAATTAAGACAGTCCTACATTCCCTGTATCACAACGTAATGAATGTAGAGTTCAACCTTTTTGGTTGGTGTCGCACAATGTGCAAATACGGCGACATGTTTCTATATATTGACCTCGACGAGGACAATGGTATTAAAAATATAATTGCTCTACCCTACAACGAGGTGGAAAGAATCGAAGGGGAGGATAAAACAAACCCAAATTATGTCCAATTTCAGTGGAATCAGGGCGGCTTGACTTTTGAAAACTGGCAAATTGCCCATTTTCGTATTCTGGGTAATGACAAATTTACTCCATATGGAACTTCGACTCTTGAACCTGCCCGCCGTATCTGGCGTCAGCTAACTCTTCTTGAAGATGCGATGATGGCTTACCGGATTGTCCGTTCGCCAGAGCGCCGAGTATTCTATATTGATACAGGTAATATACCACCCGCAGATGTCGAGCAGTATATGCAAAAAGTCATGACCCAAATGAAGAGGAATCAGATTGTTGATGCTGATTCTGGTCGAGTAGACTTGCGTTACAATCCTTTATCTGTTGAGGAAGACTATTTCATCCCTGTCCGCGGCGGCATTTCTTCAAAAGTTGAAAGTCTTGCCGGTGGGACATATACAGGCGATATCGACGATGTCAAATATTTAAGGGACAAGCTTTTTTCTGCTCTCAAGATTCCTCAATCATATCTTTCCCGAGGAGAAGGTTCAGAAGAAGATAAAACAACTCTTGCTCAGAAGGATATTCGTTTTGCGAGGACAATTCAGAGATTGCAGAGGGTAATTGTTTCAGAGCTTGAAAAGATCGGAATTGTTCACCTTTATTCTCTCGGTTACCGCGGAAAAGATTTGATTTCGTTTAAACTAAGACTCAACAACCCTTCGAAGATCGCAGAGATGCAAGAATTGGAACACTGGAAGAACAAGTTCGATATCGCTGCCAGCGCCACGGAAGGCTTTTTCAGCCGTCGTTGGATTGCGGATCATATTTTTGACTTGTCGAACGAAGAATTCTTACGAAATCAGAGAGAGATATTTTCTGATAGGAAATATATGGCCGCACTGGATCTCGCAGCTGAACCTGATGAGGGCATGGAAGGCGGCGTCGGCCCAGGAGAGCTAGGAGACATAGGTGAAATGGGTGCGCCCGAAGGTATGGATATGCCCCCAATGGAAGGAGAGGGAGAACTCCCACCAGAGGAAGGCGGAGCGGCGCCCGGCGTTCCGGCCGAAGCACTGCCCGGAGTCGAGGCTCCTCCGGAAGAAGAATCAGCACTGTTGGCAGCCCCCGCGAAGAGAGACGATGGGGGATGGATCAAGGTTAGGAAAGATGGCGCGCAAACAACGCCCGGTGCAAAGGGGCACTGGTACACGCCTGTTGAGGTTGATGGGAGGATTAGTCGCGGCCCAAGAACAAAGAACTACAGGAGCGTGCATACTCCCGAATTTGGTACGCAAAGAAAATTATATCCAGGATTCAGCGACCTTACAGGATTAAGTCGTTTAGGAAAGGGTCTTATGGAGGGGGAAGAATCTAATTATAAAGACGAGGAAGATCTGTTATTAGAGATTAACAATGAAGTCAAGTCACTAATTACTGAATTGGAGAACAAAAACGATGAAGTTGAGACATAATAAGAAGAGAAACACGGCGTTTTTATACGAGACACTGGTTCGGGAGTTGACGAAGAGTGTTGTTAACAATGACGTAGGGAAAAAGAAAGTCGTCCTTTCTATCCTAAAAGAACATTTCAAGAAAGACTCTGTTTTGGGGAGAGAATTGTCACTGTATAGGGATGTAATTGATAGCCGCGATTTGGACTATAATACGGCCGAGAAAA